GAATGGAATGTAGGCGGTAATGGATATGAATCTTCAGAAGCTGCAGACCTTTTAATGACAATCTTAAACGATCCTAATAATTACTTAGAACCTATTGAAGGTGTAGTTATGGATTGTGAAACAGATATAATGGTAGAGGCAGCGTAATGGAAAATAAATTAATTACAGATGTATTGGCAACGATTATTGTTAAATTAGATAACCTCGAATCAAAAATATCTGATATCGATTCCCAAACAAATAATTTGGAAAGCGAACTTAGCTCTATCACCAGTACGGTCGATAGTGTTTGTTCAACGGTCGAATCAATCGAGGGTAGAATAGAATAATATGGTATTATTTAAACCAAAAGAAGAGCATAAAACTCATGGTGGTATACAAAAGATATACCAATTTAAAAACGGCATGGGAGCATCAGTGATTAAACACGAAGCATCCTATGGTGGTGAACATGGTTTATGGGAACTTGCAGTACTCGACAAAGCAAGAGAACTAGATTATACTACTAAGATTACCAGCGATGTTATAGGTCATCAGACCGATGAGGATATACAAGGTCTATTATTGGAGATAAGTAAATTATGAATCATGAATTATACGTAAAAAGAATTATAGCATTAGATAATGCTAGAGCAAGAGCAAGAAATCCAGAATGGAAAAAGCTCTGGCTTGATATACAAAAAAGATTGATTAGGGAAAATCAAGGAACATTCAAGGAGTTACATTAATATGACACAATATGATAATGAAGTTCAAAGACAAATTGCCCGTGTCGCCGCAGAAGAATGGGCTAATGGAGTTAAATCTCTACATGTACATAGCTTAGATAGCTTATGGTATGGTATTGGCAGATCAGACGGATCTGTTACAGATATAGAGTATAACGACGGTCGAGTTCAAAGGACAATCAACGCTACTAATAAAGTGGTTTGGTTGAATAAGGAGAACGTGGTTTCTGGTGATGAGCTAATCACTGCGTTTGAACGAGGCGGCATATAATTGATTAAAAAATACTTTTATATAAGTATTTTAGTCGGGGATATTCTTGCGTATCCTAACTCCTTATTAAGACCAAGGATACTCCCCGATATTTTATTAAAGTGTAAGCGGTCCTCAAAAGGACCCCATACTAACATAAAGGGCCCTAGTGTGATCGTCGCTTAGACGTGACCTAACGAGCTCAAAAAAGGAAGAAAATGATGGAAGCAATAAGAGAACTGATTAGATGGACTGGAATTATAACACTAGTCTGCATTCTATTATTTTATTTTGGGGGCTTTGGTACATTTGAACCAATTGTAAATAATTGTTTACAAACGAGCTAAAGTATGGTATAATAGACCTATGGTAAAAAGAAACAGAAAGACAATTGACCAAATGTACATGGGACTCGAACCCGAATGGACAGCTGAGAATCCACCACCAACAGATCCATCAATAAGAACATCAGCCTATACTAAGGCTGCTCACTGGTATAATTACTATTGTGATAAAAAGAAATTCACTAAGACAGTTTTAGTCTATTGTGAAAAGGTTCTGAAGTTTTCTAAAGAAGACATGCAAGCTATGAAAAAACTACCAGATTGGAAAGTTTACATGAAGCATCACACCTTTGTTAAATTACAAGAACGTGGATGGGATTTCGAAGAAGAAAGAATTGAATCTAGTAAAGCAGCATTGTTTGCATTGCTTGAGGAAGGTAAATTACTAGTTAAAGAACTTGGCATTCAAAAAGAAACCAAACCTAAAGTAATTACTATCTCCCCGCACGAGCGCCAACGTATAAAAGTTATGAATACGATTGCTGGTGATTGGGATGAAATGGTTATTGATAAATGGGTTGATGGAATATTTGATAAGAAACTAGTTAAGTTTCCTACTTATAGTTTATTTCAACTCCATGGGTTGAAAGGATCAGCTATCAATATATTTAAAGATTATGTGATGGAAGAATATACAGATATTAAGCATGCTTATGATAAGACAGATGATCAATCTGTAGAAGCTTATGATCATATTAAGAAAGGCAACTTAAGATTGATGTTAAATCTTATGGATGGAATATTCGAAGACCTAGAAAGAGTTAGAGAATCAGCCAAGAGTGTTAGGACAAGAAACAAAAAACCTAAGGCAAGAGATGCTCAGGTCAAGACCTTAAATTATTTAAAGGACCATGAAGAATCAAAAGTAGTTTCTATTAACCCAGTACTCATTCCACAAGCTGGATGGTTATGGACATATAATACAAAGACTAAAAGATTAACCGAATTCAAAACTAATTCTACTGAGGGTTTTGAAGTTAGAGGTTCTACATTACAAAAATTTGATGAAGTAGCCAGTAGAGTAACCGTATTAAGGAAACCCTTAGATGTGCTTCCTCAAATATTAAATAAAACAATTAAACAAATAGATAATGTTTGGAAAGGTCTTACCACTAAGGTAACTAATCCAACCGGTCGAATTAACAAAGATACTATTTTGTTAAGAGCAGAAGAGTATATAAGATGATGATGGCAATAGAAGAATTAAACCACAAGATAATGACCAAGAAAAGATTTACTACAGCAGTTGAGATATTAGTTTCACAAAAGAACATGTCTTATATTGATGCAATGACATATATCATAGAAGAAAGAGGAATGGATTACATGAACGTTAAAAAACTCCTATCACCTGCTTTAAAGGAGAAACTAACCCTTGAAGCTACTAATCTTAAATTAGTTAAGTTTAAAAAGAAAAATAGTTTGCCATTATGAATACTACATACGCGCCCACGTGCACAGTCGAGTGCTTCGAGAATGGCAACAAGGTAGAAGCAGATATTGATAAATTTATGCATAATGAATATATGAGTGTCTATATCAATACAGTCAAAGTTAATTTACAATATGATTCTAAGGTTAATCTTTATATTGGGAAAATGGCTGGACTAGAATTTGGTAGTGATGGACCTAAAAAATTAGGACATTATCGATGATGGATCCCTTTGATGTTTATAAGCTATATAATGCTTTAAAACTTCATTTTGATAATGAGTCATACGATGCTATTAAATACAATTTTAAAACAACAGTTAACCCTCAATCATTCTTTAAAAGAAGAGACAAGTATTTCTTTGCAAAGTTAGGTAAGAATCAAAAAGACATTCAAAGCTTTTTTGTTTTTAACTTTATTGAAGATATGAAATATGTAGGGGATATGATGGACATAGAAGGTCAACAAAACTATACCAAACATAAAAGAATTCACGAGGCGTTATCTCGTGAGTTTGAAAAGGATATAAATAACATTGAAGAATCAGATTTTGATAATCTTCTGGTGGTGAACAATATAAACACACCTCCGTTGATTATCGAAAAATGGATGGAAGGAGATGTATCGCTGGAAACAGTGGTTATTCTAAATTCATTAACGGACTTTATTAATAAAGAAGGAAGTAAGATAACCGAAACATTGTTTTGGCCAGACGTTTCCCGAAAGATTAGAAAATATAGTCCATTTGTAAATTTTGAAAAAGACAAATTTGTAAAAATTGTCAAAAAAAGGTTTACAAAACCATAGAAGTGTGGTATAATATACTCTATATTATGAATAAAGTGGACAATTCAGTAAATACAATGCAATACGGAGAAATATAAAATGTCATTTGCAAATTTGAAGAGCTCGCGAGGCTCGTCTATCGACCAACTCGTAAAAGCGGCAGCATCAGTTGCCACAAAAACAGAAACTAAATCATATATTGATGAACGTTTCTGGAAACCCACTCAAGATAAAGCCGGTAATGGTTATGCGGTAATTCGCTTCCTGCCAGCTAAAGAGGGTGAGGATCTACCTTGGGTTCGCTACTGGGATCATGGCTTTAAAGGCCAAACTGGTCTCTGGTATATCGAGAATTCCTTAACTACTATCAACCAACCTGATCCGGTGTCAGAAATGAATACCCTATTATGGAACTCTGGAAGAGAAGAAGATAAGCAAACTGCTCGAGAACGTAAACGTAGATTACACTATGTGTCAAATATTATGGTAATGTCTGACTCTGCCAATCCATCTTCTGAAGGGAAAGTATTCCTTTACAGATATGGGAAACGAATCTTTGATAAAGTCATGGATGTTATGCAACCTCAATTCGCTGATGAAGCGCCGATTAATCCCTTTGATTTCTGGGAAGGTGCTGATTTTAAAATCAAAATCAGAAAAGTTGATGGTTGGACTAACTATGATAAATCAGAATTCTCACCAAGTAGCGCACTACATAATAATGATGATGCTCTATTAGAAGATACCTATAAAAAAATATATGGACTATCTGAGTTTACCGATCCAGGTGAATTCAAATCATATGATGAGCTTAAAGCTAAGTTGAATCGTGTGCTTGGTGTAGATGCTGGATTCGCAGTAGAAGCAGTTGCTCCGGCAACCGCAGCACCTAGTGTTTCAATGGCTTCTGAACCTGCAGCCGAACCTGAATCTTCTTCGGAAGAGGATGATACCTTAAGTTATTTTGCTAAATTAGCGAATGAATCGTAGGGGTGTTTAGTATACTATAAATTAGTCAATTCTAAACTTTTAAACGGGCTGGTGGCAATAAACCTCAGCCCGTTTTCTTTAGGCTTTTATTTATTATAGATATATTGAGTTCCTAAGAAAAGGAACAAAGATTTTTAACCCGAGCTCAAAATATCTTTTGTTTGACTTTGTTGACTTTGACTTATAGCTATACTATTGTTAGTAACTGATTGTTGCCTATTATCAGAAACTATTTGATTAGATATCTGAGACCCAAGCCCACTAGCTAATAGTTTATCTGATATTTGATCTGCTAAACTGGTTGCATTAATTTCTCTTCCAGCTGTTTGAGGGAGTTGAAATAAAGCTGATTTTAATCCTTCTATTTTTATATGGGCTGCTTCGGTATCTAAAATAACCTCTGCATGGAATGGTGCAATAACTGCTCCGCCCATTTGCAATGCTGCTATATTTTCTAATGAACCAAGATCATTAAGAATTAGATTTATATTCTCATTTACTGCCTTAGCATCTAAATTATGCCAAGTGGAAAAAGCATTACTTAATCTTTCTACATTAATAGCTCCTTGAGTTAGTTTATCATCATTTAATACTTCAAACTTTTGAATGGAGTTAACCATATTTTGGATTTGATCTGGAGTTTCTTTGTCTGAAAACCAACTTGTACCCCAATCAACAATATTACCAATTATTTCACCACCCTTAGATACTGCTTGACCTGTTAATAGTGCTACCATAGCTGGTGCAAGAGCTAGCATTGCGACCGCAGAGCTTAAAACTTTATCTGGATTAACGTCATTAAACGATTTAAGACCAGTGGATGTATTTACTAATATATTTTTAATGCTTGAACCATCAGCATTCATGAGCTCAGCTGCTTTACCACCAATTGCCATACCACTAATAAATGCGCCAATTGCTGCTCCAGCTAGACCTAACCCAACTGTAGCCATACCAGTTACTGCTAATCCTCCTGGGATTGCACTAACTACTGCAAATAAACCACCTACTGCGAGCAAGCTTGCTAATTGCGGGCCAGTAAATGAACTAAGACCTTCAGCTATATTCATCATTATAGCCTTAAGATTACTACCATCAGTGTTCATCCATGTTGTCGCGGCATCACCAGCCATTAAGCCAGTAAAGAATGCACCAATACCCATACCGATTAGTCCCATTCCAAGTACTGCTTTACCCTTGGTTGTCATGTTCCCACGTGCTGCACCAAATAATCCACCAACTACTAACATACCAGATATTGTTGCAAGAGCTGTGGTGTTTGCACCTAAATATCCAAATGCATCAGTCATATTCTGGACTAGAGTTACGAGCCTTGAGCCATCAGCATTCATCCAGGTTAAACCTTTATCTGTTGCTCCAAGAGCTAAGAAGAATGCAGCAATTCCTCCTCCTATGGCTCCTATTCCTATTCCTGCTTTAAGACCTTTATTCCCAGGGAATAATGCTAATATAGAAGCACTACCCATAATAGAGCCTAAAGCAATTAGAGCTCCTTGGTCTAAAGCACCAACAGCTTCACTGAAATTTCTAAACGCTGGAGTTAGACCAGAATAATCTGAATCCATCCAGGATAAACCTTTTTCGGTTGCACCTAATGCTAGGAAGAAAGTAGCAAGACCTAACCCGATAGAACCTACTCCCATTCCAGCTCTTTTTCCTCCAAAAACACCAGCAGCAAGTATTGCACCCATTGCTGCAAGACCTGTTGTTCCCATTGCTTCTAGTCCTTCGCCGAGATTAATTAATACTTTTTTTAGGCCTTTACCATCAATTTTAAATTCAGTCGCGATTTTATCAGCAGCTAGAAAAGAGGCTAGAAGAATAGCTATTCCTCCTCCTATTCCCAACACACCCGCACCGATTCCTTTTGCTGCAAATCCGAGGCCTGCAAGCATTCCAGCGGTGCTTCCTGTGCTACCACCACTGCTAGGTTTTTCACCCATAGCTTTAGCTATTTCTGATGGTTGATTCTTAAGAACTTCTAATATCTCATCGAATACGGTCTTCGATTCTCTTGCTTCTTCTTTGGCATTTGCCTTTGTGACTGACGAAATCTCAGCTTCATCTTCTGAACGATCAACATCAATTCCCATCGATTTTGTCATAGCTTGTAAATTATCTAAGCTATCTTTTTGTAACTGTCCAATATTTTGGAGAGCTATACCTAGGTCATTAGAGCTCTTATTGCTTTGATCAAACGTTGATTGTGCTACAAGAGTTGCTTTTATGTCAGCTAATAATTCTTTTTGGGTTACACCAGTAGCTTTAGCTCCTGGCCCATCTTTACCACGTTGTTTATTAGCGTCAGTCTTATCGTCATCCATTTTTTATTTCCTAACTTGGATTATTGTCGCCATGCTCTTTTGCTGCACTGTTAACATACAGTCCAAACCAAGCCGCACCCGCGCCTACGAGTATAGATATTAATCCTGATTGCTCTATAGATGGTTCTGGTAAATCCATGAACCAAAAAGTAGCAAAATATAGTAAGTACACATATACTCCTAAGAATAACCTAGGGATTAATCTCCAGGCATCAATCATTTTAGCAAAGAATATATATTTTTGCCAGGGGTTTTTAGTATCATCATGTGTAAGGGAAAAGATCTGTTGTTTAAGCTCACCTATTTCAGTGACCATCGCCATAAACTTTTTAAGATCTATTTCAACTTCGTTCCTAGACATATCGCCTTGGAATTTATCTTGATCTGCCATTTTTATTTCCTCTGTTTATTTCTTTCTTGTTCAAGTTCTTCAAGATGTTCTTTTAACAATCCGACATAAACCTCTCTTTCCCAGGGCATCATACCTTCAAGTTCTGTTAAACTATAATTGTGATGTTGCATCATCGCAAAATTAGTTTGATAATGATTTATGATACTCTCATGAGAGAGGCCTAGGTAAAAAAACTAGCCAGTCCCCTCAATAAGGTTTCATTCTTAAAACCACATTTTGAACACGTATATGCCAATGTATGTTCTAACGCTGGCATTGTTCTAAAGAAGCTACTAATTTTCTGAAACTGTTCGGATGTTAAGCTTTCTATAAAGTCTTTAACTTCTTCACTACTTTCTTTCTTTGCATCATATATATTTTCTGTATCAAATATTGTTGCGACACAACCAATGATAAGATCCATTAAGCCTGAAACAGATTCTAGATTACTAACATCCATTTTGCTTAATAGTTCAGCGGTTGGGTACATCATTGTTACACCAACACTATCAGTAAGTCTAATAATTTTATCATCTGGGTTATAATCTGTTAATTTAACCTCAGAAGTTTTTAAACCTACCTGGTTTTCTTCTTCGCATTCTTCAGCTTGGCATTTACTAGTTAAAGTTATTTCATCTCCAACTGAGATTCCTCTCAATTCTAAAAATAGCTTTTCTATATCAAATGAAGCTAATGTTTCAATATTTAAATCACCTTCTATACAAGATGTAATTAAATTTCTAATAGCTAATGTTATTTGTTCTGAATCCTGAGATTCTAACGCTAACAGTAGCACCTTTTCTTCCTTAACTAAATAAGGACGCATTATGTATTCCTCTCCCGACGACGGTATTGTCACCGGATAACGAGGTACATCAATTCTTGGTAAAGTCATAATTTTATTTCTCCAATATTATGATAATAAATTCCCAATCGCTCTTAGTCCACCACCAAGAGTTGAAGTTAACGCATCTTCTGCAATCCAATAATCGTAATTCCATTGGACGGTTAACTCGTGGGTATTGTTCTCTGAACTATTGTCCAGAGCTAAACCGCCTAAAGTAGTAGGAAAAGCATTAACTAATCTTACTCCATAGACAGGTTTATTCTCTTTATTTAACTGTTGTATAGTTACATCAGTTATATAATCTTTTTTATAACCAACAACGTAATTTTTTGCATTAAATATTTGATCAATCCAATTATCAAACATTGTCTTAATGTACATATCAGATGTTACTAAAAAAACCATATTGATTTCTTCGTCGGTTATATTGTTAGGTACTTTCATACCTTGTACATCACCTTGATATTCTCCTGTTCCTATTTGCCTGCTCGGTAAAGAGGTTGATTTGCAAAGAAGAGATATATCTCGGGGATCGTTTATTAAATTTTTGAGTGAGAATGACCCACTCGCTAAGTTTCCTATTAAGTTTGTAGGATTTAAATTAAGTAAAGACATTTTAGGTGGAGTAAAGATTACATTGAATCTATTACCATGTGCTAATCCACCGTGATTACTAATTGTTGATTTTAAAGTGTCGATTGAACTTGCCATTTATTATTTTCCGGAATATGTTTTTCTAGAGTATCTCCAAACGGTATCTCTAGAAACTTTCTTGAAGTTATCAACTGGTAAAAATACTGCAATTTCCCATTCGGTCATTGGCACTCTCATAATTTTAGATTTTACATGATCTACTAGATAATGTTTAAAGCAAGGTTTAAATTCTTTATAGGTTGCTGCTTTTTTTAGTAACGAATATCTTAATTTTACTAGCCTAGATGTATCCTTCATTTTACCTGGAGATAATCCCATTAATTGATCTAAAAATTCTGCTCTTACTACTGGTGAAAGATAATGGAGATTTAATCCATGAAATCCACCTTTGGCAGGTTGAACCATAATAGTTAACGGAAATGTATCATAATAGGGTAATGTTGCTTTGTGTTTTGGATCATACACATACATACACATATCACCAATCATTGGCTTAGTTCTTACATCAAGAATAGGATCTTTCATTACTGCGTTTCTATTAACAGTTCCTAATTCTTTAACAGCTTTACGAAACCAATTCCTAGCCTTATCGGATCTAGGTACTATATTAGCCCTATAAGCTCCTGCCTGTAATGTATCGAATAAACTTGCCATATATCTATTTATAATGCAGACTTAAGTAGTTTGATACCTAAATTCTTTAAAGTATCCTCTGTCCAGATCTGGAATTTCCAACCTTTATGCTCAGCAAACTTATTAGCTGATTCCCATTTGTCTTGGTTTTTAACATAGGTTACCACTTCATTAATATATCTTTTTGTTTTTCTTTTTGGTTTTACCGGGGGTTTTGTTTGTATTTTGGGTTTAATTTCTATAAGATATACTTCACCATTAGTCATTTCAACTAATAGATCTACAAAATATCGATGCATTTTATTGTCGTGTCTAGAAAGATAAGGAACAACAACTTCTTCTGAGTTCCATGCTTTCACCTTTGGATTACCTTCACACCACTTAAAGCATTGTCTTTCCCATAAAGATCTATATACGACCTTTGTATAATCCCCTAAATATTTTTCAGGTTTAGTAATTTTAAATCTACCCTTGTAACTCATATAAATACTCTTATAGTTAAATTAATATTCTATTCTATTTATATAGATTATAAAGGTAAGAATCAATGTCAGAAGTAACAACAGAAGAAGAAGCAATAGTAACAACACCAAAGACAAACGAGCTAGTAACGTATAGGTATCCTGAAAACTTAGGGTCAGATAGTAATAATAAAACTTATATCAGGTTTACTATAAAAGATCGATTAGATCTCAAATCGAAAAAATCTATATATCTTTATTGTCCTCCAGGTTTATCTGTTGCTGATGGTGCTGGATACGGCCAACTGGATATGGGAACAATTGGTGGATTGGTTGATGAAGCACAAAAACGGGTAGCTGCGGATGGTAAAGGTGGAGGAGGTTTTTTGGAACAAGCTGGAGCTTTGGGGGGTTCATTTATGACTACCGAACAATTAAAGTCTGCAGCCGCACTCGCGGGGGGTAAAATGGGAAAGGGTGTTGGCCAACAATTTTCAATGAAATCAGGTATTGCCCAAAATATGTTTACTGTTGCTCAATTTAGTGGGGTTACACAACGATCTTTCCAATTCTCTTTTAAGTTAGTTGCTGAATCAACAGACCAAGCAAAATTATTAAAAGAGATAGAAAATACTTTCAGGAAATTTTTATATCCTTCTACTGGGGAAGGAAGATTAGCACTTAAATATCCTCCATATTGGCAAATAGAATTCTATCATAAGGGTGGTGTGCAGAATAAGCATTTACCATTTATTAATTTATCATATCTACAATCTATGACCGCAACCTACAATCAAAGTACAAATGCATTCCATGAAGATGGGCGACCCTTAGAGGTGGATATATCTCTTGCCTTCATAGAATCTAAAAATATGACAAGAGAAGATCTTTATACAAATAACGATTATAATGATGCTGAATATACATATAACTATGTAGGAAGTAGCGAAGTAATTGATGTTTCGGGAAACATCGATGCAGGCCTGGAAGTCGTTGAGGATTGGGAGGGGTAATAATATGTCATATTTTAAAAGATTTCCAAAAATACCTTATGATTTTAATCGTGAAGGTGTAGTTAATAGTGTAGTTGATATATTCAGACAGGTAAGACCACTCCAGAATTATGTAGATTCATTTACAGCTTATAGATATACTAATATTTTAGATGGAGAAAGACCTGATATTTTATCAAAGAAATTATACGATACTCCAGATTATTATTGGACTTTCTTTTTAATTAATGATTTTCTTCATGATGGATTAGGTTCCTGGCCTATGAGTATACAAACCCTAGAAAGCTATATTAAAACAGAATATAATGGTTATGCCCTAGAAACTAGGCCGAATATTAAATACGATACTGATGGAGGTATTGAGAAATTCGAAAACTCCCTAGCTGGTACAACCAAAAGCCAGAACCAAGGTGCTTTCACTCCAGGAACAACAGTTACTCTTTCAAATGCTGGAACACAAACAGCTACTGGAACTATTCGAAGAAAAGATATTTATTTAAATCAATTAGTAATACAGGATGTTACTGGTACCCCAATTTCAGATGGTACTAATATTAAAGAAAGTTGTGTAGGACAATGGACTGATCCAATCACTAAAACCCCTGTTTCTATTACTATGCAAATACATAAAGCTTGGAAATACGCAGATGCACCTCATCATTATTATATTACTGGTGATGCTGATAGTGATAGAGTTACTAATCCTGATGGATCTTTTAAATATGGTGTAGAAGCTCACGTATCAAGCGCTAATTTCTTTTCAATCACTGATGATGCAACCTCAGCAGAACGTCTTATTCAACAAGAAGGATCAACAGCTGCAGCCCAATATAAATCTAACAGATCATATTTATTTGATAAAAATGAAGAACACTCAAAGATAAGAATTATAGATCCTGCATTTATAACGAAGTTTGTTACTGCATTTGAGTCTTTGTTAGATGACTGATATAATAGCTAGTGCAGGAGTAGATGGAAAGAAGATATCTTCCCCGGGACATTATAACCTAAGCCATGTAGAACTATATCCACATTCAAATCCCGGCTTTGAGAGTGGAAAACCTTTCCTAGAAATAAAAGATTTAGTTACTGAAATTGAAATTACAGAAGCTTTAGATCAAACATCTATTTTTGTTACTTTATTCGTAGTAGATACAAATAATATTCTTGAGACTTTACGAATATGTGGTAATGAAAAAATACATATTCACATTATTCAAGATATATTAAAGCCTAGCGTAAAAAAAGAAATCGACATCGAGGTTTATATTTCCGATATAGTCGATTTCGTTAAGCCTACACCAGGTGCTCAAACATATAAAATCATTGCCGTATCAAAAGAAGCTTTTTATAATCAATTAGAAACATTAAATTATAAGTTTGATGATAGTGTTACTGAATTGATTAATAATATTTGTAAAGATAAGCTCAAATCAAAACTTAACGTAACCACTTTGCCAAAAGGCGGTGGATTAATGAAGGGTATATATCCAAATTTAAAACCATTCCAAGCAATTAAATGGTTAGCTAGAAATGGTGTTACTGATGGTTCACCTTACTTCTTTTGGCATTCAATTCGGAAAAATAATAAAGGTGTAAATAAACCATCATTTTATCTTTCAACTTATAAAGCAATGATCCTAGAAGAATCAATAGAAACATTTAATAACGTTCCCTTTTTTAAAGAAAAAGAAAGAACTGAAGAGAATTTTTATACATCTCAATTACAAAAAATTAGAGAAATATCTTCTGACCTTAACATTTCAGTTTTTAATAATATTAGAAAAGGAGCATATGCTTCTAAAACAGTCACAGTAGATTTAAGTAAAAAAACTGTCACCCCAGAAAAATTTGATTATTCTACTGGTAAAATAAAAGGTGCTAATGACTTTCCACCTTTCAACCCAAAGGTTGATCAGGAAACTACACTTTTTGAAAAACATGATTCTAATAAAATATATATTAGTGAAAATGCCAATGCATTTGACGATAAACTAAATTATCATTCACAATTACAATCAAATATTAAAGAAGCCCAATCATATATGGTAAATGCACAATCTATAGGGCATAGGTTAACATTATCAGGCAATCCAGATTTGCACGCTGGCGCGATGATAGATCTAAATATTCTAAAGGCGATAGATGGTGATGAACTGGGCGGAGATAATTCATATGATCAATATATGTCAGGAAAATATATGATTCTATCTATTGTACACAAATTTAGCATAAAGGAATATATTACTGTAGTAGATATAGCTAAGGATTCTTCTAAGCTAGATTTAGAGTCGGGAATAAAATTATGAGAAAAGACGATTACATAGGACAACCCTTTCACTGGTTTACTGGCCAGATAAGGGATATTGACGATAAGAAAAAGTTTAATAGAGTTAAAGTTTATTGCCATGGGTATTACCATGAAGATCTAGAAACAAAAGATTTACCTTGGGCAACAGTTATGATGCCAACAACATCTGCAGGTATTCCAAACGTTGGAGCCAATCATCACCTAGAAGTAGGATCATGGGTGGTTGGATTCTTTAGAGATGGAAGCTCTGCGCAAGATCCTATTGTTATGGGAAGTATAACTAGTTCAACTGATGATAAAGCAGATCTTCCTTCAACTGCTTCAGTTGATAATAAAGTATATCATTCTATGGGTGGTCACAAAATCGAAATGGATAATTCTCCCGGTGATATAAAAATTACACACGCTTCTGGATCATCAATAAACATGAAAAACGATGGTAACATCTATGTTACTAGTACAGTAGGTGATATTATTGTTAGTTCTGGAATTGGCAAGAAAACGAAAATAATATAATGGCTGAAGATTTACCTCAATTAGAAGTACCCGCTCCTGAATGCCCCGCAGTTCTATTACCCACTCCTGCAAATTTGTCTAATATGTTTGGGGACATTGCTACCCTAATAGAAAAAATGGCTCTATCTGAAATTGATTCAATCAAGAGTGAAGCAGAAAATTTAAAAGAGGTTCTAGATGGGGTAAGAAAACTTTTATCAGCTTATGATTCTAAATGGATAAAATTAAGTATACCAGAAAAAGAATGGGAAATAATAATCCAAAGGTTAATAGAAGAATATCCAATGTATATTCAAACTCAAATAATGAGTTTAATTAGTTCCTTTGTCAGTTTTAATGTACCTTTATTAGGTATTCAGATTGATGTTTTAAAATTAGCTACAGATAGAGCTTACCTAAGTGAACTAGCGGCAGAGATTTCTGGATATGGTGCTGGTGTTGAAGCACAAATAGCTGCACTAGCATCCAATCTATCCCCTGAGGCAAGGCAAGCAGCAATAGATAAATTAAGAGGAGATAAATTAGACGCACTATATGATTTATTACCTTCCGAATATAAAATATTTTCCGGTGAATATGGTTTAGAGAATGGGGAATTAAAAGCTAAACAAATAATGGATTTCCTAAAGAATGAAGCTACTAAATTTATGAACGGACAATTATTTAGTGGGTTTGGTGGATTAATAGGAGCATTCGATGAGATATGGGATGCATTAGGATTACCAGGTTTACCTGTTCCTTTAACACTAGATGTAAAGGCTTTAATCGATGCAGCGATAGCAGATGCTAAAGATGATGTAGAGAAATTAGCTAATCTAAAGAATATTAAAATAGCTGGGTTCGATGTAATGGGTTTATTAGGTGGAGAATTTACAGACAATGTTGAATCCATGGAATTTACAGTAGCTAGAATAACAGCTAAGCTAAAAGAGTTTAAAGAAAATTGGCAATTATTTTTATTAAAAGAATGGATGGGTAAGGTTACTTCTTTTTTTGATGCAATAGGTTTAGGTGCACTCACAAAATTTGTTACTCTAGATTTTTGTACTTTTATGGGGCTAATGGGTATACCAAATCCAATAATCGATTTAAGTTCCTTTGGTAATATTACAACAGTAACTACACAAGTTAAAACATTAGACCAAACTCTTGCTGAAAGCGCTGCATAGGTAGTATAAATAGATATATGGCAATTACATCTGACAAGTCCCATTTAACAACACCGATTTCGATTGTATCACGAAAAAAATCTTATGCTGATCTAGATTTATCTCTAATCAAGCATGGGGTTACAAAAGATATAGTTCCGTTAATGGATGATAGAGCTATTAAAAATGCAGTCAAGAATTTAATACTAACTAATTTTTATGAAAGACCATTTCAACCAGAAATGGGGGCTAATTTAATAGGACTTTTATTTGAGCCCGCAGATGATATTACAAAAATAGAATTAAAAGATGGAATAAGAGATGTATTATCCTATTATGAACCTAGAATTAATGTTCATGGAGTAGTAATTCAAGATGATAGCGAAAGAAACCGTTGGAGAATTTCGGTTCATTTCAAAATAAAAGAATTCGGCGTTAATTCTATGGTTAACGTCGTATTAAAAAGGTTAAGATAAAATGGCAACAAATTTAAATGTCACAGAATTAGATTTCGCAGATATAAAACAAAATCTAAAAAATTATTTAAAACAACAATCAACTTTCAGTGATTACAATTTTGATGGGTCGGGATTAAATGTATTACTAGATGTTCTAGCATATAATACACATTACAATGCCATGGCAGCTCATCTATCATTAAATGAAGCATTTCTAGAATCTGCACAGATAAGAGGAAACGCGGTTTCAAGAGCTCGAATGTTAGGATATGTTCCTACTTCAGAATTGACTGCTAAAGCTTCTGTAACAATAGTGGTTGATGTTAGTTCTGAATCAGGAACTATACCTGGAAATATAACAATACCACGAGGAACTAAATTAAGCACTACTGTTAGTGGATTAACTTATCAGTTTGTTACCCTAGATTCAGCTACTGCAACAAGAATAGGAAACCTTTTTACATTTACTGCTGTAGCTATTGGAGAAGGTGCATTTAATTCTATTAAATATAGAATAGATAATGATATTACAATACAAAAACATCAACTCCCCCATAAGAACGTGGACACGACCACATTGCGCGTACGCGTACAGGCGAACGAAGAATCTTCTAGCTATGATCTTTATACAAAATTTGAAACATTATTGCAAGTTGATGGAACATCTAAGGTATATCATTTACAAGAAAACTCAAATGGCTTTTATGAAGTATACTTTGGTGATAGTATCATTGGTAAAAAACCATCTTATAACAATATCGTTACCCTAGATTATGTTTATAGTCATGGTAAAGAAGCTAACGGAGCATCATCATTTACTGTAACTAATTCTATCGAAGGATTTAGTAGTATTGCCGTTACGACCCTTTCAAATTCAGCTGGTGGAGCAGATCAAGAAACATTAGAATCAATTAGATATAATGCTCCTCTAGCATATACTTCTCAAAATAGAGCAGTAACATCAGAAGATTATAGAGCT